TATTGTTGGCGACAAGTACGTTGATGTTAAGACCACTCCGGTGAAGCACGGTAGTTTATTGGTGAAATATGGCGGCGAAGCCAAGCCGGCGGAACTGTACGCACTGGTGATCAAATCAGGCCGTAAATTCACCTACAAAGGGTACGCGACAGCCAAGCAAATGTTTGACCCCAGAAATCTGGGGGACCTCGGATACGGTCCGGTCTGGATAGTCGGCCAGGAGGATCTTGTTACGGACCTGATTTGCTACATCAAATGAATCCGGGCCAGTGGAGAACCAAAAGGAAATCATGCGCCTAGCCAACCAAATTGAAGAACTTAAAACAGAGGCAAAACTGGGTGACGGCTATCGGTTTGACGTTAAGCCGCACCGGAACGATCCTGAAAAATGGGTTCATGTGTTTAAGGGTGATTACGTTACACGGGAATGGATAAAACAACTGCTGAAGGAAATCTGGGAACTCAACAAAGAGGACGCTTACAGGGAGGTTGACGCAAGCATCTGCGAAAAGGTGGGCCGGACGCCTCTGTCCCTCCCGATTGGTACGCTGATCAGAAAAGAAACGGCAGGTGTTAAAGGAGAAAACGCCGTATGATTTTAAAAGTAAAACGACGCGAACACGGCTTTGCCATCATGACCAGGTCAGCACTGGAGGACCACAACTTGTCCTTTAAGGCCAGGGGAATCTACGCCTATCTGATGACCAAACCGGAAAGCTGGACGATCAATATGAAGGATCTGCAGCGCGGTAAGGACGGTCGCGAAGCAGTTCAGACTGGCCTGAAAGAACTCCAGGCTGTCGGCCTGGCTGAGTACAAAATCCTCCCAGGCAACGGTGGTGAGTGGGTCCTTTACGAGGTGTCCCCCGGTAAACGGGTTTCCCGGTCGCCGGAAAAACCGGTAACCAGGAAAACCGGTAACCGGAAAACCCGTTCGCTTAGTAAGAAACAACTAGTAGTAAGTAACAAGAAGAAGAAAGAAGAAGAAGAGGACCTGCCTCTTTTGCTGAACAACCACCACCCATCACTGTCCACTGAAGCCTTCCTGACTGCCTGGGCGCTGTGGAACCAGCACCGCAAGGAAATCAATAAGCCTGCGTACAAGCCAACCGGCCTGAACCAGTGCCTGACCAGGCTGGCTGGATGGGGATCGGACCGCGCAGTCGCAGCAATCGAACATTCAATCGCAAACACATACCAAGGAATTCATGAGCCAAACAGCAGCAACAGCAGTAAACCGAGTCATGGCAAACGTAACGACGGGACCCTCAACGCCAACAAAGCCAGCATTTACGCCGGCATTGGCTGATGTCTTCGACCATTCTTTCGGGTTTAAAACGTTCAATGAACCGGGCCTGATCCGGGCGCATTCGGAAGCTGTCCGGTTTTACACGGACATGGCGCAGTCGAAGCAACCCAGATGGCTGTCCTTCCTGGGACCGTGCGGCGCCGGCAAGACACATCTAGCCGAGGCTATCTGGAATGCCTGGAAGACTAACTTGCGAGATTACACCGGAAGATTCGGCTGTGTCGACAGGCTGGACGGCAGGTGGATCTACTGGCCCCAGGCTGTCGACAGAATCCGCGGAGGTGAATACGGCCTGGTGCCAGCACTGGAACGCGCCGATATGATCGTCCTGGACGATGTTGGCGGTGAATACGACGCCTCCGGGTTTGCCGCCAGCCAACTGAATCGCCTGGCCAACCAACGACTAGGCAAATGGACCATCTGGACCAGCAACCTCTCCCTGGACCAGATCGCATCCAAACTGGATAACCGCATCGCCGACAGACTGATCCGGTCAGGTAGCAGTGTGATCGAAATGGAGACAACCAGCTACTCAGTTCGGGAATATAACAAAACATGAACAACCTGCCTGAAATTCGCGCAGAGAGGGCTGGCATACAGTGGGTACTGCGTGCATACTCCCCGGCAGGTAAAAGCGCCGTAGGGCGCAGATTTGAGCGATTACGACCCATGCCAGCCTTTAAGGCAGCATACGGAACCAAGGAGGAAGCAGAAGACGATGCCGCAAGGATCAATCAATACATCCAGCGAAGTAACCAATCGGCCAGACATCGGGGCCGCCAGGAAGCCGACCAACAGCGCCTCGACGAATACGTCGCCAATCATAAAACAACCTGACTCCGGCGTAGGCTGCAAACTGGATCCGGCAATGTACCAGGACATAGCCAACGGCCTGGTCGAAGGCCGAACCATCAACGACCTGGCGAACTCCTACGGCGTCAGTCCCAGCACCGTAGGTGTCCTCCGCAACAGGCACTTCGATAGCATCCCACAACCCAAACAACGACTAGCCACTAAACTAGGCGGAGTCGCCGAAGCTGCCGCAGATCGGATGCTGCAGATGATCGAGGACGGCTCGGTGAGTGATAGGGCGCTACCGGTTATGGCTGGTGTTTCCATCGAAAAGGCGATGTTGCTATCCGGATCGGTTCCGACAACCAGAATTGAACACGTCAGCGTCAAATCGGACAGCATTGGTGAGATCCTGGACCGGCTGCCGTCCGCCAACACGGTGCCAGTTGCCAGTAAGGGAGACGGCACTGATGCGTAAGTCACTGACCATCAACAACTACCAGGCTTCTGCTACAGGTCTAGCTACAGATCCAGGCAGGGGGAGGGGGGGGGTGCTGCTTTCAGTTCTTGTTATATCATTTATGGGTTGTCCCCCACAGAATTTTTTTACAAGCAGGGTTTGGGGTTTTTCATGATTTACCCACATCCTGCGCCGGTTGGCCTGGAGGGGGCCGGCCGGCAATTCATTTAGAAGCGATAGTTCTGTGATGTTATTAGCTGATGGATACGAGGGTGCGGTGATTGGTATTGGCCGGCAATTCAACAGGGAGTTGGTGGTGTACGACGAGGCCAAGTGTTTGGATATTTTGGTGAAGAGGGACGGAATGAGTCCGGAAGAGGCTAGGGAATTTTTTGAGTACAACACGGCAGGTTCTTGGGTTGGAGAGGGAACGCCGATGTTTTTGGAGAGGAAAACGCTGGATGAGATCAAAGGAACTGACGATTGAGGAGATAAGGAAGCACGTTGAGGCTAACATCAAGGCGACAAGCGATGTAACGGTTTCAAGGATTTATGAGGTTATGACTGGTGAATTGGCCGCTAAAAAAACAGAGAAGGGGACGATTCGGGTTATTACATAATTTCTGTTATGGCACAGATAAGCAAAGAACAAAAGACGGCAGCGTTAAACACGCTGATTAACTTGTCCCTGCAAATTTCGCGGGAACAGCAGGCACAGGTCCAGAACTCGGCCAATGTATTGGCGGTGGCCTTGGGTTTGGTGGAAGCGGCGCCTTCGTCGGATGACCCGGCGGATCACGTTGAGGAGGACCAGTTCCGGTCTGATGCAGAGGCTGATGCGGATGCGTTGGCAAGTGCTGGACGGGGGACGGATGAGGATTACGGGGGGACGAATGAAAACGTATAAAACGGGAAAGATGGCGCAGGTGATGTTCAAAAACGAGTTGGATAGGCCAAACCAACAAGGAAGGCCGGTTAAGGCATGGTCAGGTAATCATTCTGGAGGTCGGGTGCCTGCGGAACAGCGACCGAAGAATCGCAGGAAGGTGTGATTAACCTGCAGCCAGGGGAGCGCATTGAGAGGGTTCTATCGGCCGAGACTGGGTTAAGCCGGCAGGACCTGACGATGTTCAGGAAGGACCGGTTAAGGAAGGGGGAGGACTGGCGATATGATCGCGAGGTGATCCTGACGCAGGCTGGTTGGTCCAAGGTGCGCTGTGAGTTACTTGGGGAGGATCCTGGGGTTAAGGAGGCGGATCCTCCTTTTTTGGAGGGATTGGTGACCAAATGGGACTTCCGCAACAGCCGGATGGTTGAGGTGGAGGGTCGGATACTGGTTCGGGTTAAGAATGCGGCGTTATGGCGGCCTGACCGGGCCGGTAACCGGATGACATTGCGATATGTGAAGAGTGGTGACAGGCACTACCAGGTTGGGAAGGTGCCGCGTTATCCCGGAAAGTGGTGAACCGGAGGGTATTGCTAATGAAAACGAGGAAGATTGAACAGATTGCTTGGGACGAAGACATGGGGGGGCGGTTAACCAAGAAGGAACTGGACGAGTTCAATGCGGCAGCGAATAAGTTTTTAAGGGCGAAAGGTGAAAAAATCGGATGGAAAGAAACAGTCATACCAAAAAGCATACGGAAATCTGCCAAGAAAAAGGGTTAACTGGAACACGGGAGAAAGGGTCCACGCTGCTGGACGAGGAACAGGAAGCTATAAAAGAGGTGAAAAGTATAGAAGAGGCTTCTCGGTTGACGAAGACGGAGGTAGCGGACGCGATCAGGGAGGCGTTGAAGATCCGGACCGAGATGGGTCG